ATTTTCAACTTCAGAGTCAAAAACAGTAATTTTGTTTTTGCCATCAGGTGAAATCATTACATTTTTATCCATAATAAAAACCTCTATAAAGCGACATCTGCTGTCGTTTCTGTAGTTTGATAATTAATATTATATACCATAGTCATAACAGCAATTGGTTGTTCGCCTTCGCCATTATAATTGATTTCAGTTGAATCTAGGAAAGAATCTCTAGCTAAATCGTTATGAGTTACGTCAGCACCCATAGCCGCTTCAACTTCTTTTGCAATTGTATCAATCGTATCGTCATAGTTGCTATTTGCTTTGACATACGCTTCAACCACTAGAGATAGATTCCTTTGTAATGTTCTTGTTGAACCCATTTCTAGTAATTCTGAATCTTCAGATTTTGTATAAATAATTATTGCTGGTAGCTTAGAATCTTCTAAATTATAAACTCTGCTTTGAAAAACATTTGATCCTGTAGTAGTTAGACCTGTTAGAGTTGTGCCTACTCTTTCTCTTATTTGTTGTCTGATGTGATTAGCCATTATTGTTCTTGTAATATTAAAGCTGTAATGCCTGTGTTATCAGGTTGCACATTTACAACAGAATAAGTTTTTGCACCTTTTAGAGTATTACCATCTAAATCAGTTTGTGCTGAAAAAGCCAAAGTATCACCATGACTTGCAGAAGATACGTCTTTGGTTTTGCAATATGCGACAGGTGTACTGCCTTCAACTCCTACAGTTAAACCATCTACTGATAAATATTCATCTTCAAGGATAACCTTGATAGTTGATCCTGAACCGCCTGATGGAGTATATGTAGCAGACACACCATGTCCATAAGAATCATCAAAGTAGCCATCAAAATCAGCATCAAATTCTAAAGCCATTTATTTTCCCTTTCTCCTTTTGACTTTAACTTCTGACTTTTCTAAGCCTACACTTCTATCTTTTTTTTCAGATACTTTGCCATCAGATGCTTCTGCTTTGCCATAACTGATTAAGACATTAGCTGTGTCATTACCTAACTCAACTACATCACCAGCAGAAACTTTCTTACCATCTGCAACTGTATCTCTAAGAATTAAAACTTTCATTTTGCTTTCCTTGTTTTTTGAAAGGGCAGTAGAGAATATCCCTACTGCCTTTTCAGTTGTTAATACCATCTATTAACTTGCGTTACAGAAAGAAACTGCGTGTCTTACAGCTACATCTACTGATTGTAGAGCAACGATTCTAACAGTACCAGAAGTAGAGTTAGAGTAAGGATCAACAGTAATATCTAAACCACCAAAGAACCCAATTAATAGGTCATTGAAGTTTCCGAACACATAGTTGTTAGCAGTAATTTGATTAGAAATCACTACTGGATAACCATTAACCATGCCATTCTCCGCAACGAATAAGCCAGAACCTGAGTCTTTGGCTGTAGTTTTTAGAGTTCCATAGTTAGTAGGATTAATGATGTAAGCTAAATCGCCTACCAAAGCATTATCAACAGCAACAGCAGTTTCAATTGAAACCATTTCTGCGAAAGTAGGTGCAGCAGCACTACTTAAAGAAACAGTATTGATACCTGAAGTGTTAGTAATACCTGTAGGATTCCCACTTGAACCACTACCTTCCAAAGCACCATCATCAATTGCAATAGCCATTGATTTAGCTAAGTCATCACGAATTAAGTTCTCAACATCTAAAGATGATTGAAGCATTAATTGTCTAGTAACGTCTGTGTGTACTCCAACAGTTTTTGGAGACATAGTTACAGAACCGATTACCATTTCAGACTCACCTGATGCACCACCTTCTGCACTAATAAAAGCGGCAGTAGCGGCAGATGTTTTCTTAGGAATCTTAACATCGCCTTGTAGTCCATTTAGGTTTGTAGCCAATGGCATTACAGCAGATGCATTTCTAAGTGCATCGATAAAGCTCTCAGGTCTGAAGTCTTGACCAACAAGACCAGCATCGTCAGATGCATTTAGGTCTCTTGTGTTCCAATTGCTCATTACTTCAGGCGGAAGCATAATACCTTGTGCAGTTCTGCCATAGTGTTTTGATGCTTCTTCTGAACATTCAAATTCAAATTCTGCATCCCTTTGCGCTTGTCTATCAGTTGGATTAGCTAAAGCATTGATTGCTTTCATAATCGAAAACTGACGTACTTCTTTTTTAGTCATGCCAATTTCAGGAGTTTCTAAAGGCTTATCAGTCGCTATTTGGTCTAATAAGATTCCTCTAAATTCTTCTACTGAGTTGCCATCTTGAATAGCCTTGTCAGCTAAATCCCTTCTGTTATGTCTAACAGCTAAGTCCATAATTTCTTTAGAATTTCTAACGAATTCGGCTTTAGCTTCAGCAACAGACTGTTCTCTAACTTCATCAAGGTTTATTTCATTTTTAACTTCTTCAGTCATAGTATTTACCTTTATGGTTGTTTGTTTTTGTTTATCTTGAGAACGACCTACTCCAACTTCAGATGAAGAATCTGCAGGAATTGAAACAACGCTCACCTCAAGCGGAGTTGTTTGAACTCTAAACATAGGTCTATCATCTTTCATTTCTTTCATTCGTTCCATGCCATTTATTTTATATCCAACGCTGATGTTTTGACGTATACCATCTCGCACGTCTTGATATATTTCTTCTGCGAGTTCACTTCGACCAAAGCGAACTATTGCCTTCGCACTTTTTGTTGCAGAATCAATTTCGTATCTTTCGACCACACCAATCTGTTTCTTCATGTCGTGATCTAAGAGTAAAGGACTTCTGCCACTACCAATAAAGCTAGTGTCAATATCCTTTTCAGAATGTGAGATTATTTCCATGCCAAAATCTCTTTCAACAGGTTCTTCGGAACTAACTCCGATTCTCACCCTTCTTTTTTCTTCATCGATATAAGATGCTCTTGAAAGGTCTAAAGTTCGATAGACAATATCGGACTTATCTAGTCTTTCTTCTTCATCTTTATCTTTTTCTTCATCGTGGTATGGACGAGATTCCAACATATCTTTGTCGTCATCTTCCATACTTTCCATCATATCCTCATGTTTAGCAAATGATATTACATAAGTATCATCTGTTTCCTCAACATTGAGAATATGTCTATCTTCTTTATATTCCATAGATTTATCCTCTTTGTTTTTGGTTGATAAAGGATGCCCTTCAGGGAGTAGGTCTGTGTCATGCTTTCCTGAACGAAAGCGACCATTACGCAAGGCATACAAAAAAGAATTAATTCTTGCTGCTGCCCATTGTTCAGGGCTACTTACTGAAGGTCTTACAGAAGCTGGATTGGTTTTATAAGCACCAATCCCTCTTTCATAAACTTTTGATAAAACTCCGACAGTAGTTCTTTTAGATTTTACATCGCCTACTTCTTCGTTATGTTCTTCTACTTTGTTTTGTATCATTTTAAGTGCCTTGCCTGATACTGCTCTTGTTTCTTCTTCTTTTTTCATTTTTTCTACCAATCTTCTTGACCAAGCAAAACCTGCATCACCACCCCACAACGCCCAAGCTATTCTGCCATTGGAAGGATAGCCTTCTTCTCCTGAACTAAAACCTTCAGCTTCTTTATCAACTTCATGTCTGCTAAAAAAGCTAAACATTCTTTTTATAGTATCATCAGATAAATTTTCACCTGCCACTATCTGTCTTGCTCTTACTGCACCTACTCTAGTACCACCACGACCAAATTCTTCTCGCCAATCCAAGCCTTTTTGTGCTTCGACTTTCATGCTTTCATTTGGTCTAGCCATCTTCGCCACCCTCGCCACCCTGTATGTCAGCTTCAACAGGCATCTTCATACCAAAAGGTTGGAAAGCTGTTTTCACACCATATTGATCTGCTAACTTCTGTTCTCTTTCGTGTTGCTCAAACAACTCCTCAACATCTCTACCATAGTTTGCTTGAACATCTTGAAATGTCACAAGACCTGACTGCATACCACTTATAGAAGCCATCATCTCTTTTTGTGGATCAACCCACGAAAAACTTCTTGGTATAAAGTTTGCTGAATTTGCAAACTTATCGTATCTGCTCATAGGCAAAGGTTGGTTGGTACTTGGAGATGTTGAGATAGCACCACTTGATATTGACATCTCTAACCATTTTTCAAATACAGGTCTTACGAAATGGTCAATGGTAAATCTTTGGTACAGTCTATACATCTCACGATCTTCTAATGCACCTGCCCTTAATGAACTGTAATTTACAGAACTAAGATCGTTGGTTAAAGCATGGTAAGAAATATTTAAACCTGATGCAATACTTCTTAAAACTTGTGTACTGAATGATTCAAAAGCTGATGTTGGATGGTCAGGATCAAAAGATTTAAAATCCATTCCAGCAGGTAGTTGTTCAAATGTTCCAGCTTCAGCGTTCATTATCGGTACATATTCTTCATCTTCTCCATCTCCCACGTAAGAATCTCCATCGGGAGAAACAAAAAAACCCATCTTACTTGCTGATACTCTTGCAGAAACTATTTCAGCTTCTAAATAACCATTCAATAATTTTATATTTGCCATAGCAGATGCAGTAAATGGCACACCTCTATTTTGTTCAGGTCTGTTTGGAATGTAAGCGTGGATTAATTCATCAGCATCAACTCTGATGTGTTTTTGTCTTGCATAGTATTGGTTATCAAATGGATGATTTTGAAACAGATAATAAGCAATAGGTTTATTACTTGCATTTAACTCAACGCCCATTTTTATTTTATTACCACCCTTTTCAGGATTGTCGTTTTTAGTTTCGTCTAAATGATCTGCTTCTAAAAACTCTATCTGATAACCAAACTCTGAATCTCTTGATTTGACATGACGAACTAATACTTCGCCATCTCTTGCCAAAGATTCGATAAATAATTTTTGACAGTCTATAAATGTTAATCTGCCATTGGTTGTGCAGTTTCCTAAACGACACCATTCATGCCATTTTTGTTCAATAATTCTATTAGCTACTAAATCCAAACTGCCATCATCATTTCTTGCTTTCATTGATAAACGAATACCATTGTTGCCAACAACATTTGATTGCATTAAGTTTAAATATCTTTGCACATAACTATCGTTTCTTGCTAAATCTCTTGATCTGTCTCTGAGCAATCTTAAAT